ATGTCGGGCGTGTAATCGGCTTCGTTCATATCAACCGGCCCGTTTGCAGTTTGGACGGCGACGGTTTTGCAAGTGTCGTTCATTTCCCTTTTCCTTTGTTAGATCACAAGGCCAGAGTTTAACGCAATCCACCGTTCTATGTCTAGCATCAATGCCGCATCAGGCAATGCACCGCCGCGAAGGATGCCGCACGTTTCCCGACCGTTGAAACGAGATGCACCTGCATTATTTGCACCAAAAGAAACGGGCTGATTTGCCATGTTCCCCGATAGTTGCGAAGTGGAATTTATGGCGACTTCTGCGCCATTAACTCTAAGAGTGCGAACAGATGCCGTGTTATTGTTGGTTGCGCTTAAAACAACCGTTGAAGGTGCTGCATAACTTGCCGGGGTAGACAATGCGTAGTTTACGGCTTGAAACCGAAAGTTAAAGCCGTAGTTTGCTGTTGCACTTCCGTTTGGCGCGCGAAGTGCAAATGCACCATCCTGTGTTGCAATATCACCCAATGCAAGTGCAAGCGCAAACGCAGTATCGGAAAGTTTGTTTATACCGATAGAAGAAAAAATTGAAGAAACAGCACTGAAATCAACATTTCCTGTTATCATAAAATCGTCGGTTCCGTCATACTGCAACCAATGAAGCCCGCCTATCAAACGATAAACCGGGCGTTTTGCAGCGTTCGATTGTTCGGCATAGATCGGGCCAAATGCGGTGTTTAATTGACGTGAATAAACCGTTTGTCCGTCTGCTGTAACGGGAACGGTTCGCGCCGCATCTTGCCAGAGATAATCAGGATGATTTACCCACCAGAAACCCGGTTGACCACCCGCAAACCAATCTTGCGGACTAACCGCGTTTCGGTTTCCGTTTCTTCCCCTGCCCCTGCCGCGAAATCTATTCATGCTGAAACCTTATGAAAACGCAATGTTCCAGGCGTTGCCGCAACTGCACCGATTTTCATTCCGGCTGTCGAAATTCGGACGGGTACAACGTTGTTGGTTTTGATCAGATAACCCGTTGAAACGGTAACATCATCTGCGGTTGTTGCGACTTTGATATATACGTCAACATCCGACCAAACGTCATATGTTCCAACGTCCAATGCAGCCGATTGGCCAGCAGTACCGGAAACCGCAAAATTTTGCTGCGTTTGTCCGGCGATAGAAACAGCATTGTCAAACATTTCAGCCCCCGTTTTGAAAAGCCGCGCACAATGAAGCGCGCGGCTAATTGATCAATTCAAAGACGGATTACCCGAGCAGCATGGCGATATGTTCGGTTTTGACGCCGCGCACACCCCATGCAAGCCCGACTTCGGCGCGCATCTTGCGATAGCCCGCGTAAAGCGAAACTTCAAACGCCATGCCGGAACGCGGATCAGTGATCATCATGCGATCAACCGCGTTGTCACCACCATCCGGCAGGGCAGGCGCGCGGGCAACCAGATGCAAGGCACTGCGGGGAAACGCGATGTTGCGCGTTGCTTGCGCGATCACCGTGATATTCTTCGCCGCCGCCGACATTGCCACCCGAAGGCCCGGTTTAGCAAGCGTGATGGTGCCACCGTTCGAAACGTCTGCGTCACCCGAAACCACCAGATATTTGTTGGTATCGCCCGCAAACGAAACGACATCGCCCGCAAGAATGGTGCCAGTACCAGCCGACGCCAAGGTGATCACGGTTGCGCCAACGGCATAACCTGCGGTGTTCGTGGTGGCGCTTGCACCCGTACCCGCAGCCGGGCGAACAATGCCCGCGCTTTCCTTGATGGAAAGCCCGTTCAGGTTCAGCAATTCGCCATCACGCAGCGTCATCATGGTCCCGGCTTCGTTGACCTTGGTAAGCTGCGACAACGTGCGCAGCGCAGCGCCCGCGCCCGTGTCAATGATCAGCGAACGTTCAGACGGCGGCGCGCCGTTGTCGTCCAGGATTTTCCGCACTTGGGCGGTTTCACCCGTGTCGGTGGCAAAAGGCGTGGTGCCTGCCGTGCCATAGGCGCGCGAAGCTTTTGCAGCCGCTTCCGTGGCAAGGTCAATTTCAATTTCGTTGACCAAGGCGCGCAAACCTTGCGCAAACATATCGGCCTGAACCGTGATGAAGCCCGGCCCGTTGTTCAAGCCGCGCTGTTCCTCACCCGTATAGCCAAACTCTGCGGCCCGCGACTTGGAAATCTTCATTGAACCGTTGCCGATGGTTTGATCAGTCGGTTCAGGGATTGCCATGGCCGGGGTGATATCCACCACGTTTGCAGCCGGGGTAATCGGATAGGTGATGTTTTCACCCCATGCGGCCCGTTCGGCGGAAACGTTGCGCGTGACAGCCGGGATGAACCCGACCAATTCGCGGGACACAACGTCCAAGCCCGCGTACAGATCGGGGATAAGCCCGCTCAGGCTGTTGGCATAGACGGCGTGGATAATGGCCGGGCTAGCAAGTGCTGCGGCCAAAAGGGGTTTGCGCTGCATCAGCATTTGCAATATCTCCGTTTTGCATGGTTTTGGGGAATTTTGTTCGGGTCATCCAACCCAAGCGCCGCTTAGTCATCCGACCGCGACCAATGGTCTATAAATACAGGTTTCAAATTCGCTTGACTAGATAGCAAAATCAACCTAGTGGTTAAGGATCATCGGGCGCGAAGGTATGGTTGAACCCATGAACGGATCAACGAAACAAATTCAATGGGCGGAAAAGATCAGAGCGGATTTATCCGTCAAGTGGTTTGCTGCAATCAAGAACATCATTGAAGCGGGTTGCAGTGATGAATTTGAGAATATATTGAGTGTTGTTTATGCAACCGCGCTTGAACAACCGGACGCCCAAATCTGGATTGAACACCGGGCGGGCGCGATGTATTCAATTGCAACACAAGGGCGAAAGCTTGGCGATATGCGGCGCGTTTTGGGTTGGTCAATTGACGAAGAAACCTTGATTGGTTTCGGCACGCTTGACCGGATTTGCGACTATGATGTTTAGACCACCCGCCCCGCTTCCCGCGCTTCATCGCGGTATTGCTTGCCAGGTGTTGGGCGCGCATAACGATAAACTGTTGATCAGGATTACCAGCTTCAAGGGCGGTTCGGCTTTGACGCATGACAGTTTTCATTGGATAAATGAAAGAGAAGTAACCGGGCGTAAATGCAAAGTGCCATTCTTTCCCGGTTTTTGGAAACTCTGCATGAATGAGGTAGAAGGATGACAAACCTAATCGTTTGTGTAATTATCGGAACTGTCGTAGGCTATGCGATTGGTCAAGTTTTGTGCTACATCATTTGGGGGAACGACTAAATGACAACGTATAGCATCGCCCGACGCTACAATTACACCACCAAGAAAAACCAAATCATCTTGCGCAAAATTTCAGGTGTTGGCAAAGAACTCTGGCAACGTGTTATCGCTGAAGTTTCCGAAACTGAAACAGCCGCGATCATTCATGCGGTTACGCAAACTTTGAAATTGACAGGGAATATCGTATATGATTGAGTGGAAACCATCATTTGACGGCTATGGCGGCGCAAACTATATGTGCGGTCAGATCATCATTGCCCGAATTTGGGAAATCAACGACAATTCGGGGCGCTGGCAAATTAGCTGGAAATTGCCTTCCTATCGCATTGAAAACGTGGTGAGGATTAATCGACTTGACGCAGAATATACCGTCGAAATGCAGTTTGCTGAATGGCTGAAGCTAGCGGGTTTGGTTGTCCAATAGAAACGCCGCCGCGATGGAAACCCAACATCGCGGCGGCGTTATGATCGGCCCAACAGGGAAAGCCGATCAATCCCGAATTTGAATTTCACCCTTGCGGATAAGATCGGCGGTTGCCGCTTGCTGATGACCGGGCAACTTGTCGAAATCCGCGCGGCGCATGGTACGCGGTGCACCGCGCCCGCCGCCGTTGCCGTTGTTGCCCGTGCCGCCGCCCGTGTTCAACTTCAACAACTGATCCTTCGCAGGGTGAGTGTCAACCAGGATTGAAACGGCTTCGTCAAAATCGGCCAATTCGCCCGCCCGCTGTTTCGAATAGATCGGGTTTCCGTCGCGTCCAACCGGCGTGATTTTTTCTTTTTCCACCCTGAAAAATTTCGAAAAGCTGTCGCGGAACAGATCAGCCGGGACGGCGATATTATCCCGAATGAATGCCGAACCATTGAACGCACTATCAAGGATCATACCATTGACGCGACCCTGTAGCGTTTCAAGCGCCTTGTCTTTTTCGGTGATCTGCGTTTGGAACGCCGTTGAAATTTCAGTGCGCAGTTTGTCAACTTCCCCGCTGTCAATCAATTTCTTGGCGTCAAGCTTCGAAATGGTTTCCAGGGCTTCGCGC